GGATACTGGCAGAGGCTAATACAGCCAATCAGTCGGCGCTATCGCTTTTGCCGGCGCAGATCACGAGCGCAAAGCAGGCTGCAACACTTTACGGGTATGGTTCGCCAATTTACACCGCAGCCCGCATTTTATTCCCATCTACCGGACAAGGTGTAACAATACCCGTTACTGTTTACCCTCAGGCTGCGGCAGGCGGAGCGGTCGCCAAGGTAATTACGATTACCCCGACAGGAACAGCGAGCGCATCAGGAACAATATATCTCACCATCGACGGCCGCCAAACTCTGGATGGCGGAAGCTACGCTATCAACATAGCATCTGGCGATACGCCAACCGTTATTTGCGACAAATTCAGGGCCGCAATTGCTGCGGTTCTTGGTTGCCCTGTTACTGGAACCGGGACAGCGACATTTATAGCCACGGCAAAATGGACGGGCTTAACCAGCAATGACATTAATATTTCGGTTGATCTCGGCAGCACTTCGCTAGGCACTACATATGCCGTAGTTAATACAACAGCTGGCGCAGGCACCCCAAGCGTTACAGGCACAGGCAACGGACTTGCCCTATTTAACAACGCATGGAATACCATCGTTATTAATGGATATGGCCTCGTTTCAGCTACAATGGTTGAACTGGAAACATACAACGGCATACCTGACCCGACAACCCCTACAGGCCAGTTCGCAGGCCCCATCATGCGCCCCATGTGGGCATTGAGCGGCACAACCTTGGACAACCCAACATCAATAACAGGCGCTGGCGTTAGGCCAAACAATGTTACAATAGTTCCGTGTGTTGCGCCATTGTCTTCAGGACTACCAATAGAAGCCGCCGCAAACGTGGCGTTCATACTGGCAAACGTGTTCCAAAATTCACCGCAAAGCGATGTTATCGGCCTTTCATACCCCGATATGCCAGCGCCCCCAGCCGGAAGCATACCGGCCATGAACACGCAGAGCACCCGCGAGGCTTATGTAAAGCTCGGCTGCAGTACGGTTGATTTTGTGAGCGGTGTTTATGTAATAAAAGACCTTGTTACGACATATAATCCCGATGGCGAATATCCGCCTTTTTATCGCTGGGTATCTATCCTTAACAAGCAGTTCAATTACAAATTCCGTTACCATCTTCGGGAGCAGCAAAAGTTGGTAGGCAAAACCATTGCTAAAGATACCGATGTTGTTACCGCTCCAAATGTAATGAAGCCGAAAATGTGGGCCGCTGAAGTTCGTGACCTTATAGATGGCGCAGTTCGTGATGGCATTTTGGTTGATGGCGATTTCAGTAAAAAGAGCGTTGTTGTTACGATAAATGCGAACAACCCCGACAGGTTCGATACAGAATTAGATACGAAGTCTTCAGGCGTGGTGAGAATATCCGCTACAACAAACAGGGCGGGATTTCTTTACGGTCAATAATAAATAATTATAGCAATGGCAGCACTCAACGGCGGCGACTTACAGGAGCTTTCAATAAACAATCCCGATGCGGGGCTAATGGTCTACGGCGGATTAAACGGCGAGGATAGTTCCTATATATTGGGCGGCTACCAAAACGAAGATAACGGGGCCGTGGATGGATTCGGCAGGCTCATTCTCAGCAAAAAAAGAGTGGTCGGCAGCCTTGAAGCCGTGGTATCAAATGATATGGGCTCGGCTAGTCCCGAATTTGAGCATGCGCAGGCCGTTCAAAACAGTTTGCAGGAGAGCGTTATAACCTTTGCCAATAGCAATGGCGAGGTTTATTCCGGCACAGGCACCATAGTTGGCGAAGTGAAGCTAAGCGGCAAAACATCAACATTTTCATTCAAATTAGTGAGCGGTTTGGGCTTCACAAAACAATAGTTTTTATGTGGGAAGAAAAGGTAGATAAGGCAACGGCAGAAAAAGAAGTATCCGCCCTTTTGGATAAAAAAAGGATAAAGCCGCTGCGTAGGGAAGCGCTCGCGCTGAGCATAAAAAATGTAGTCGAGGCGATTACGCTTGGTTTTGTTTCGATTGCCGAAGATGGTAGCATCAGGCAAACTCTTGATGTGCCGGTGGGCAGCCTGACAGAAATAAATTACAAAGCAAGGGTGGAACCCACTACGATTAACAGCGCAATATCGAATTTAAAATCGGCGAATACCGCAACTCACGTGATGGTCTATACGCAAGCATACACCGGATTGCTAACAACGCAAATAAACAGCTTGGAGCCGTCCGATAAAGAAACCTGCGAGGCAATCACCACGTTTTTTTTGTAGAGGAAGAGCGGATAATTGACGATATAATTATAGCAATAACAGAGCACTTTAAATGGACGCCCGCCACAGTTGGCGGGCTTCTTCTTGATAGAGAAGATTTGCATGGGCTTTTGTTTTGGTACGATCACTTAAAGAAAATAACGCCTAAAAAATAGTAGATGGCAACGCTTGTAATTCCAACCATATTCTCGGCAGTTGACAGGCTCACAGGGCCGGTTAATCGCATGCAGGCCGCAATGGTTGGGCTTACTACCGTAGGCGGGGCCGCGGGGCTCGGCTTGGCAAGGTCGCTAAAGGCTACGAGTACGGCAGCCATGGAGTTAGCGACAAGCGCCGGAATGATCGGGGCGGCAATATTGTTACCGCTAGGTGCGGCAACCAGGGAGGCCGTCAAGTTCGAGAAAGCCATGGGTAACGTAGCTACGCTGGTAGATACTGCAAAGGAAAGCATGACGATGATGGGCGATAGTGTACTCGAAATGAGCCACAAGATCGCCAAGCCAATAGAAGACCTCACAAGCGCACTTTATCAAATACGCAGCGATGGTATCGCGGCGGGCAATGGCATAGATCAGGCATTTGGAGTGCTCGAAAGCTCAGGTAAGCTGGCAATGGCGGGGCTATCCTCAACGTCCGAAGCAGCCAAAACGGTAACCTCCGCAATGAACGTTTTTGCCGATGCCACGCTGAATAGCCAGCAGATAGCAAATAGCATGTTTAAGACAGTGCAGGGCGGTAAAACAACCATGAGTGAGCTGGGTGCATCATTCGGAAAGAATGCGGCAATCATACATAGCGCCGGCGTGAGCCTGTACGAAATGAACGCAGCAACAGCAGCTATCACCGCAACAGGCATAACAGCAAGCCAAGCACAGAACGAACTTGGCGCGGCTGTACTGGCATTAATGAAGCCTACCGGCAACCTACAAACACTTTTTGAAAGCATCGGTTACGAGGGAGAGGGCGGATTTAAGCGGCTGATAACTGCAACCGGCGGGCTTGTGCCAGCCATGGAAGCAATAAACAATCAGGCAAAAAAGCTCGGCATAACAATGTCTGAAGACTTTGGGCGCAAAGAGGCGTTAGTTGCTAATATCCTGCTTACCGGCGAAAGAAACAAGGCGTATAAAGATTTGCTGGCAATACAGAAAGACGGCAACGATACCCTGACGGGCAAATTCGGCGAGCAGTCCGAAACGGCAGCCGCAAAAATACAACTGTTTCATAATGCTACGGAGCGGCTGGGGATAAGCATAGGTAATTTACTGATTCCGGTATTGAGCAAAATAATAAATGTAGTAGAGCCGATCATTGACGGGATCGCCCTGTTTGCTGTTAGCTTCAGTGGGCTATCTGAATTAATAGTTGGCGGCATTGCTGTATTTGGAGTGCTGGCGGCAGGGCTAGCCGCTGTATCTATGGCTACATACGTAGCGACCAAAGCCACATGGTTATGGACTGCAGCAACTACCGCAGCAAAGGCCGCAGCAGAACTTTATCAGGTGGTTCTATTGGCTACATCTTCAGGCATGGGCATAATGACAGTAGCGGCTACGCTCTTATCTATGACATTAAACACACTCATGGGTCCGGTTGGGTTGGTTATTGGCGCCATTGCTTTAGTGGGCAATCAAATGGACTACACTGCAAAAAAGAATAAGTTTTTGCGCAACGAAATAAAGTTAACAAAAGACGGGTTCGAGGAAATACAGAAGCCAATAACGCAGGCCACGCTTGCATTAAGGGACTTCATGGATGCAAAAGCGCAACACGCAAAAGACCTCAATAATGAGCAAGCCATAGACTACATGAAAAAGAACCACCCATTGAAATACATGTTTTCGATGGATAATATTCTTAGCAACTTCTCTGGCGGCGAATACAATAGCGTAACGCCCGAACCTGAAGTAAAAAACTATCCCGACCTAAACCCATCAGATATACCAAAATCGGACACATCAGAGCATAAGGTAACGGTGGTTATTGACAATAAGACCGGATTCAATACCAGCACAAAAAGCAACAGCGGAGGCATACAGGTGAATTTAAAGCAGACGGGGAGTTATAGCTAATGACGGACTTGCTCATATATGAAACTGGCGGCGGCGGGGATCTCTTGCAAAGGGGCAATGATCTCGTGTCGGTAAATGGGTACGAGAACAGCACGTATTTATCAATGTTTGGCGGCGGCTCTTGGTGGGGAAATTTTCTCACTCCAAACAAGTTTTTAAGCAAAACGGAGCGGGTATTGCTAGTTACACCACTAACAAGCGCTGGCCGGATTACCATAGAAAATGCAGTAAACGACGACATAGATTTTTTAAAAAAGATACCCGATACGAAATACACATCATTAGTAACTATTGGCGGCCCCGACAGGCTCGAAATACTGATAACAATAAACGGCAAGCAGTTCAATTATTTATGGAACCCCGATAAGATGTTCTTAACCTACGTTGTATAATGACTACGATACCAACAATAAGCGAGATTTTCAATAATATTCTGTCTGACCTTCAGGCGGAGTATGGTATTACAGTCAACCCTTTTGGCAATGCGTTTTTAGTGGCATTGGCGGGCGTTCTGTCCGGTCTGTTTTACCTTGTCTATCTCGCGCTTGGTGACGTACAAAAAAACATCTGGATTGATACATGCGACTATCCCACCCTGTTGCGATTTGGCAGGATAATTCTCGGCAGAGATCCATTTGCGGCAACAGCCGGACAATATACGGCAACCATAACTGGCTCAACAAGTGCGGTAGCTGGCGCAACGACGGTATACAAAAGCGACGATAGCAGCGAAAGCCCGGGCATGTTGTTTCAAATAAGCGGCGCATATACGATGCCCGGCACAACGGGGCTAATAACCATTAATGCGCTGGCCGGCGGATTGTCTAGTAGGTTAGCGATTGGCGACACCCTGACGGCTACGGCCCCGCTGGTTAATATCGGCCCGACTGCAACCATAGCAACAGAAGTCGTTATTCCGGTAGATGCGGAGGATATGGAGGATTACCGCACTAAGTGCATTGAAAAGGTGCAATTAGTTCCCGGCAGTTGGAGCGCGACAGATTACCGGCTGGTTGGTATAGGTATTTCAGGCGTAGAGCAAACATATGCATATGCGGCCAGTGGCGACAGCAATGTGGTAGACGTTTTTTTGCAAGGAACAATACCGGGAACGGCAATAGGCGCGGGCATAATAACTGACTATGAAACGGCAATAGAACTCGTGCGGCCATTGGGTGTTTTCAGGGTAGATGTTGCG